ATGCATCCAAGAACCGCCATTCGGCACGCCTTGGTCGCCCATCTGGGCCAGCCGGTGCCGGGCATCACACCGCCGAGTTATCGCACGGCGGCCAGGGACAGTGTGTTTTCCAAACGCTCCGCTTCTCCTCCGGCGGGTGCCCTGCCGCTCCTGATCGTGTCCACGGACGAGGACAAGCGGGAGGCCGGCGATCCGGCCAGCGGTGGTGGCCCGCTGCGGCGCCAACTGACCGTCATGGTGGAAGGGAGTGCGGCGGGGGAGGGGGCCGGGAACGCGGTCGACGCCCTGTCCCTGGAGGTCGAGGACGCCGTGTTCGCCGACCCCACCCTGGGCGGCCTGCTGGAAAGCCTGCGCTGGGAAAAAACGCTCGTCGAGGGTGTCGACGAAGACACCGGGGTGACGGCACGAATGACCTTCTCTGCCGTCTATCATTCCCACCTTCCGCCTGAAGGCGGCCCGCCATTGCCCACCAGGATCTATGGCTCCTGGGAGCCGGACACCGGCCCGTCGCATCTGCCGGACTACCGGGAGATGTCGGACGGGCGCCCACCGGAGATCGTCTGATGATGCGCGCGCCGGACACGGATCGCCGCCTGTCCAACCTTGTGCATTACGGCACCGTGGAGAACGCGGACTACGCCAAGGCCCGCGTTCGGGTCCGCATCGGTCCAAACGTCACCGCCTGGATACCCTGGTCCACCAGCCGGGCCGGCGGCGACCGGTCGTGGCATCCGCCGGAAATCGGCGAGCAGGTGGTGCTGGTCGCTCCCGGCGGCGACCTCAACCAAGCCTGCGTCATCGGTGCCGTTTATCAGGAACAACATCCGGCGCCCGCCAGCAAGGCCACCGTCTCCCGCATGGAATGGGAGGACGGCGCCTGGATGGAGTACGACCGTGAAACCCACGGCTACAGCCTGAATGTGCCGTCCAGCGGCAAGATTACCCTGCGCTGCGGGGCGTCCACGCTGGAGATCGGCAACGAAGGCATCGTGCTCAAGGCCCCACGCATCGATCTGAATCCATGAGGTATGCCCATGCCGGCCGTCGCCCGCCTGAACGATAAATGCACCGGACACGGCTGCTGGCCGGCCCGGACGAACGTCGAGGCCAGCACCAATGTGTTCGTGAACGGTCGTGGTGCCCACCGGGTCGGTGATGCCTGGGGTGCGCACACCTGCCCGACCATTCCGGAGACGCACGCAGGCTTCCAGTCGGCTGGGGCGTCATCGGTCTATGTGAATGGCCGCCGGCTCGCACGCGTCGGCGATGCGGTGTCCTGCGGGTCGACCGTGTACGAAGGGTCATTGAACGTCAACTGCGGCGACAACGCACCGGTGCCCGTTTCGCTTTCCAGTGGGGAAATGGACGTGTGCAGCGTCGAAATCGTACCGGCGATCATGCATAATAAAGGATGGCACAAAGCAGCAGCGTTGATGGAGCGTTGGTTTGCCGGTCCGCCAAACGAAAAAGCTGTCGATGGTGTGCCCGATACGCAGACGATATCGCTGGACTGGGTGTTGTCTTTTCCTCGCGTTTATATAGAATATCAGAATTTATTGTTTGAAATGTTGACTGGACCGGCATGGTTTACGACAAAAGCAAAGGATATTTTGAGGGATCGATTAAAGGAAAATAACCTTTGGGAAGGGGGTTCATTCAATCCATTCACTCTACCGCTTCCTGAGGCGCACAAACTTTGGCACATCCAAACATATTACTTTAATGATGGAATTTCACCTCTTTTAAATTTGGATGAAATGTCTGCTGCATTGCATAATTTTTCTTTCCATATTTTTCCTGTGGGATACGTGAATGTGTCAGAAAACGGAAGAAGAGACGTAACTGTTACTGGAGCAGGAATATATTTGCGAGACAATTTTGATTTCCATGATGCTCCAAATTCTAAAACTCAGCCGCTCGGGAATTGGTATTTACCAGACCAAGTAAATATTTTTGGAAAAGGATGTGAAATGAGCAACGAGAAATTTCAATATTGGCGCCTGCGTCATGGTCGTGGTCACGATTACATAATATATTCTGATGTTCGCTATATTGTCGATGGTTTGCCGAGAAAAGTTCAATTCAGCGCATAATACATATGTAAAACCTCCGCGTGATATTGAGGTAAAAGTAAAAATGGTATTGAGTTCACCAATTTCCATAACTTGATGCACTGTGATTGCAAGCGTTGGTATTTTGTGCCGCTACCCTGCCGGCCAGCGTGGTCATGAGCATTCAATGCCCCCTATGCGCCAACCTTAACCGGCGCCCTGCATCCTCCATCGTAAAAGGAGCTTCCCATGCGTGGCATGAACGCTGCGAACGGCGCCCTTTTGTCCGGGCTGGACCACCTGCGGCAAAGCGTCCGCGACATTCTCAACACCCGTGTGGGCACGCGCGTGATGCGCCGGGCCTACGGTTCCGAACTCCCCGCCCTGGTGGACCGGCCGATGAACCCGGCCCTCGCCATGGATCTGTACGCCGCCACCGCCAAGGCGCTGCGGCGGTGGGAGACCCGCTTCCGCCTGCGCCGCGTGGCCATCGCCGAGGCCGCGCCCGGCCGCGTGGTCCTGTACCTCGAAGGGCTTTACCTGCCGGACGGCCGGGAAGTCACCCTGGATGGAGTGGTGGTGCAATGACGACCTCCATCGACCTGTCCCGTCTGCCGCCGCCCACCATCCTGGAGTCCCTGTCCTACGAGGCCATCCTTTCCGAGATGAAGGTGGATCTGAAGACCCGCCTTCCGGAATGGACGGCGGATCTGGAAAGCGACCCGGTCAACAAGCTGCTGGAGGTCTGCGCCTACCGGGAGACCATTCTGCGGCAGCGTGCCAACGAGGTGGCGAGGGCCAACCTCCTGGCCTTCGCCGCCGGCGCGGATCTGGACCATCTGGCCGCGTTCTACGGGGTGAGCCGGCTGGACGGGGAAACCGACACGGCCCTGCGCTTCCGTATCCAGAATCGGGTCCAGGGCTGGGCCAACGCGGGCGGGGCGGCCCATTACCGCTATTGGGCCTTGTCCGCCGACCCGAACATCCAGGACGCCGCCGTGTCCAGCCCGTCCGCTGGCCGCGTCCGCATCGCGGTCCTGTCCCGCAGCGGGACCGGCGCGCCGGACGCGGCCCTGCTGGACAGCGTCAAGGCGGTGGTCCTGCGGGACGACGTGCGGGTGCTGACCGACACCGTCGAGGTGGTCGGCGCCACCATCAAGCCGGTGACCGTCGCGGCGCGGCTGTGGCTCTACCCGGAAACTCCAGAGGCGGTGTTCGTCGAAACCGTGGCCGCTTTCTCCACCGCCTTGGCGGAGGCGCGTGGCCTCGGCTGGGACCTCACCCGCTCCTGGATCGTCGCCCGCCTGCACGCGGGCGGGGTGCATCGGGTGGAGGTGGACAGGCCGCTCGCGGACGTGCCTTGCGCCCCGGACGAGTGCGTGGCCCTGGGGACCGTGTCCATCACGCTGGAGGGCCGGAACCGATGACCGTCACGCTTCTGCCGCCCAGCGCCAGCGGTTTCGAGCGGGCCGTGGAAGCGGCCACCGCCGCTGACGACCGGTTTCCCAGCCTGGCGCCGCTGCGCCGGGCCAAGCTGGGGGCGGCCGCCCCCCTGGTGCCCTGGCTTCTGTGGGAATACGGGTTGGGGGAGGTCACGCCCTATCTGGAGGATCCGCAGCGGGCGATCCGGGAGGGCGTGCTGTGGCAGCGCATCCGCGGGACGCCCGCCGGCTTGCGGGTGGCCTTCGGCTGGCGCGGCCTGGACAGCGTCCTGGTGGAGGAGAAGGGGCCGGGCGTCCATTTCGCGGAGTTCATGGTGGATCCGGGGCTGGTGCCCGATCCCCGCGCCGTGCTCGACCTGATCGGGCTGGCGCGGCTCGCCTCTCCGGCCCGGTCCCGGCTGGCCCGCATCTTCCACGGTTACGACATCCGCCGCTTCCGTCTGGACAAGTCCGGGTTGGACGGCGGCGGTCTGCTGTCCGATTGCAGCGGCGTGGCCGGTCCGGACGGTGTCCAACTTTCCTTCGGCCGCCGTAGTCCAGGGGGGGCGCTGCTTGGCGTCGCGGGGGTGGATGCCGCCGTAGCGCCCGTCCACGCCGCCCACACCGCTTATGTCACCGGGTTCCGGCTGGATCGCAGCGCCATGGACGGGGCCAAGCCGCGCCTGTGGCCCCTCCTTCAGCACACCCGTCTCGTCACCGGCGCCACCGTTTCGGGCGTGCCGGAGCCGAGTGGCCTGCGTCCGGCCCGCCGCTTCACCAAGGCGCAGGTCGTCTTGTCCGATGGCCCCCGGTTGGGCAACGTCAACGCCTGCACCCAGCCGTTCCGGCTGGTCCAGGAGGGACCGCGCCTGATCCTGTCCGGCGGCGCCCAACTGTCCGGCCCGCCACGCCGGCTCGTCCGCGTGCCGGTGTTCGAACGGCTTCTCCGCGTCACGGCGCAGGACGCGCCGGCTTACGACGGCCTGGGAGCCGCCGTTGCCTTGCGCCACGCCGGGCATTCCAGCCTTGCGGTCAACGGCGGCGTGTCCGGCGGCATCGACCGGACGGAAACTGGCCGGGCCTCCTCGGCCGCGTACCGAGGGCAGCATTGGTCCGCCACGGCGTGGCCCCGGTCCCGCTGGTCCGGCACCCGCGAAATCATCGGCGCCTCGCACGCCACCACCGCCTGAAACACTTCGGAGCTTCGGCCATGGCCATTCTCACGCGCAGCGGTCGCGCGGCGCTTGCCGCTGCCATCAAGGCGCAACCCCTGCACATCGCGCTGGGCGAGGGCAACCCGGATTGGGACACCACCAAATCCGGCGCCTTCACCTTCACCTCGGACACTCTGGTGTTGCCCCATCACGGGCTGTCCGCCGTCTCGGTCACCTCTCCCGGCTATGTGCCGGGCACGGTGGACGAGGCCGGCAACCCGGTGACGCCGCCCGAAGGCACGCTCTATGCGGCCGGCGTCGATTACACGCTGGACGCCGCCGCCGGCACCCTGATCCGGCTGGCGGGGGGCGCCATCGTCGCCGGCGCCCAGATCCACGCGACCTACCGGGTGGACCGCCCGGCGGAGGATCCCGCCGCCACCGCCCTGCGCGCCGAGGTGGGCCGCCGGCTGGTCGAGGAGGTGGCCTTCGTCACCCCCGATCCCGACGGAGGGATCGTCGTTCCGACCGGGCGCTACGCGGTGTCCACCAATCCGACCCAGCATCTGTTCGTCCGGGTCCGCTTCGATTTCGCGGACGCGGCCACCGCCACGGTGCGCGAGCAGGCCTTGTTCGTCGGCTCCCTGACCGACCCGGCGCTGCCAGCCGGCCAGCGCTACTTCAGCGCGGCGGAGGTGGAGGAGCCCGGCATCCTGCTGCTGCTCCAGCACTCCGTTCCCATCGTCCGCCAGCCCTCCACCCGCGAGACGTTCGAATTCGTCGTGACGTTCTAAGGAACCCGCCATCATGACCCTGGACCGTTACTACAACCTGTTCGACGCGACCAAGCGTCACGAGGAAATCCTGTTCCTGGCCGGCGACGGCCTGCAGGCCCGCGAACTGAACGAGCTGCAATCGATCCTGGGGAACCGCATCGCGGGCCTGGGCGGCGCCATCTACAAGGAAGGCGACCCGGTGAAGGGCGCCGGCATCATGGTCGATCCCGACACCGGCGCCGTGACGCTGGAGTCGGGCGAAGTCTTCCTGCGCGGTGCCATCCGCCCGGTGCCGGCCGGTGCCTTCACCATTCCCGTCGAGGGGCGCGTGGCCGTCGGCGTCCGCTACACCGAAAGCGTCGTCACGGCCTTGGAGGATCCCAGCCTGCGCGACCCGGCGGTCGGCACGGACGGCTATCTGGAGCCCGGCGCCGCGCGGCGCACGTTCGCCCTGGCCTGGGGCTGGGAGGGCGGCGCGTCCGGCGACGGCGGCGGCGGGGCGTTCCACGCCATCTACACCGTGACGAACGGCGTTCTCGACAACCGCGTCACCCCGCCGGCGATGGACGCCGTCGCCAGCGCGCTGGCCCGCTACGACCGTGAGGCCAACGGCGGCTTCTACGTGGTGTCCGGCCTGAGCGCCGCCTATCTGGAGACCAGCAACGGCGAGCACGTCTTCTCCCTGGCCGAGGGGCGCGCCAACATCAACGGTTACAAGGTGGAGCGCGTCCACGGTGCCCGCCTGCGCTATCCGGTGGATCCGGACCTGCAAAGCGTGGAATCGGAGCCGCACGTCTTCACCAACGCCGGCGGCGGGTCGATGCGGATCACCCTGAACCGGGGGCCGCTGTCGGTCGTGCGCGACGTGAAGGTAACCAAGGAGAAGACCGTCACCGTCACCCATGGCGCCTACACCGGCGCGGTGGACACCCTGCCGGACAGCAGCGTGGTCCAGGTCGTGTCGGTGACCCAGGCCGGCACGACCTACGCGCCGGGCACCAGCTACACGGTGTCGGGCGACGAGATCGACTGGAGCCCCGGCGGCACCGAGCCGGCGCCCGGCAGCACCTACACCGTGACCTACCGCTACATCGACAGCGCCGTGTGGAGCGCCGCCGACGACGACGGCTTCACGGTGTCGGGGGTGGTCAACGGCACCACCGTCTACGTGGACTACGCCTGGAAGATGCCGCGCGTCGATCTGCTGGCGATGAACCAGAACGGCGAACTGTCGCGGCTGAAGGGCGTGTCCCGCACCCGCCAGCCCGCCGCACCCCTCCCGCCGTCCGACGCGCTGGCGCTGGCGACCGTCACCCACGACTGGAGGGCCGCCAACCGGCCGGTGGTCGGCAACATCGCCGTCCGCGCCATCCCGGTCTCCGACATCGAGGACATGCGCGGCCAGATCATGGAGCTGTACGGCCTGTGGGCCACCTCCAACCTGCGCACCGACGCCAGCATCCGCGAGGCCGGTGCCAAGAAGGGCGTCTTCGTGGATCCCTTTGTGGACGGCAGCGGCCGGGACGCGGGCGTGGTGCAGTCGGCGGCCATCGTCGGCGAGATGCTGACCCTGCCCATCGGGGTCAACGGCATCTACACCTCGGCGTCGGGCTTCACCACGCTGGACTACGCGCTGGTGCCGATGCTGGAGCAGATCCAGCGCACCGGCTCGATGAAGGTGAACCCCTACCAGGCGTTCGAGCCGGTTCCGGCGAAGATCACCCTGTCGCCGGCGATCGACGAGTGGACCGTCACCAACACGGTCTTCACCGACGACGTCACGGAACGCTTCGTCATCACCGGCCATTTCGTGCCGGGCGTGTCGCGCGTCACCTCCACCCGGTCGGAGCTGTCCGACGCCTTCGTGTCCACCAGCGCCGCGTCGGCGCAGTTCCTGCGCCAGCTGACCGTCCAGTACACGGCGGAGAACTTCGACCCGGCCGAGACGCTGGACTACGTCAAGTTCGACGGCATCGACCTGACGCCGGGCGTCCGCCCGGTCGCCAGCAGCCTCGGCGTGCTGAACGGCTCCTTCGCCATCCCGGCGGGCATCCCCGAGGGTTCCAAGCGGGTGGAGCTGCGCGGGCGGAACGGCAGCTACGGCGTGACCAGCTACGTCGGGCGCGGCGTCATCACCACGGAGACGCGCCGCCGCATCGTCACCATCTTCGAGGACCACACCGATCCGCTGGCCCAGACCTTCGTCCTGCCCGACACCCGCGTGCTGCACGCGGTGGATCTGTGGTTCACGGCGAAGGGCGGGCCGTCCCCGGTCATCGTGCAGATCCGCGAGACGGAGAACGGCGTCCCCACCCGCACCGTGCTGACCGAGGGCCGCGTCGCGGCCTCGGCCATCGTCACGGGCGGCGGGCACACCCGCGTCACCTTCGACCCCTTCGTGGCCCAGGGCGGCCAGGACTACGCGCTGGTGATCCTGACCGACGACGCCGACCACGCGGTGGCGGTTGCGGAGCTCGGAAAGTACGACCCGGTCAACGGCTGGGTGACGCGCCAGCCCTACCAGATCGGCGTCCTGCTGTCCTCCAGCAACGCCGTCACCTGGACCCCGCACCAGGAGAAGGACCTGACCTTCCGCCTGCTGGCGGCCGAGTATTCGAGCACCCCCAAGGAGATCACGCTCGGCACCTACAGCGTCACCGCGGTGTCGGACATGATCGCGCTGGCGGCGGTGGAGCGCCCGGCGGCCAGCACGGACGTGGAGTTCGTGGTGGTCGACGCCTCGGGCCGCATCCACACCCTGACGGAGATGCAGCCGCTGAACCTGTCGGACGCCATCACCGGCAACGTGACCGTCAAGGCCCGGCTGACCGGCGGCGGCAGCGTGTCCCCGGTGCTGTACCCGGCCGCCAAGACGGCGATGGGCAAGCTTGAGGTGACGGCGGACTACGTGTCGCGGCGCTTCCCGGCGGGCACCGGCTTCGCGCTGACCGTGGCGCTGGAATGCATCCTGCCGGGCACGGCCACCGTCGCCGTCTACGCGGAAAGCGCCACCACCGGCAACTGGGTTCCGGTGCCGTTCGCCAGCGGCAGCCCGGTCGGCGATGGCTGGGAGGAGCGCGTGTTCAAGGCCACCGGGCTGACGGGGGTCGGCACCGACAAGACCACCCGCCTGCGGCTGGTGCTGAACGGCTCCCCGGCCAACCGGCCGTACCTGCGCAAGCTGACGGGCATCGCTCTTTGACGGGAGGTTCGGCATGGCCGTTCCACACGACGACCGGACGGGGAGGGGGTACCCGCTTCCCCATCCGGACAATTTCCTGCACGACGACGCCAACCCGGCGGACGGCGATGTGATGCGCCTGCGCGAGACCATCGCGCAGGTGGACGCGGACATTACTGAACTGGACGGCCGAACGGATAGCCTAGAAGATCGGGCGAACAACCTAGAAGATCGGGCCGTCGCTTTGGAAAACGGAAAGGCTGCAAAAGACCTTTCGAACATCGACAACCCCACGTTCAAGGCCAAGGCATCCGCCGCAGGGGTGGGGAGTCCGCTGGTACGTGCACCGGCCATCGCCGCACCGTCCAACAGTGCAACAGCGGTGACGCGAGCCCCCAGCATTACAACGACAGCGTATGGGAGCCTGTACGGCATAGCGCAGGCCGCCCTGCGGGTGCAGATTGCCACCGATGCGGCATTCACCACCTTGGCCGCCGACAGCGGGGAGGCTGCGCCGGCGACAACGTGGGTTGCGCCCCTGCTGAACAGCAGCACCGCCTATTTCGTCCGTGCCTACCACAAGGATGGGGATGGCGTGGTGTCTGAGTGGTCCCCGGTTTCGACCTTCACCACGCGGTACGAAAGCGTGGACGCACCGGCGTTCGCCGGCTCCAGCCCGGCTGAAGGCGCCACCAACCAAAACAACCTGCTGACTTTCCAGACGGCCGCCATGACGGTGACCAACGGCACGGACACGCACGCTGCGACCGATTGGGAGTTGCGCACCGGTCCGGCCGGCAGCGGCACGCTGGTTTGGTCTTCCATCAACGACGCCACCAACAAAACGTCCACCGCCCCGCCTCCTGGCACCTACGCCACGTCCACCAAATATCACCTACGGGTCCGGTACAGGGGCATGAAGTATGGATACGGGCCTTGGTCCGGTGATCGCTCCTTCACCACCACCAACAATTTTGCCAAATCTGTGACGATGAAGATTTGGGGGGCTGGGGGAGGCGGCGGCTATCAACCGGCGGGGGGAGGTGGCGGTTACACCGAATACGCCGACACGTTCGCACCGGGTGTATCGCTGACCATCGTTGTGGGTGGCGGCGGTGGTGGCGGTTCTGGTGGCGGTGGTGGCGGCTACTCAGGCGTATTCAGCGGAGCACCCTCGCAAGTTACGGCTATCGCAATGGCGGGAGGAGGAGGTGGTGGTGGATTCACTGATAGCTCTGCTGGTGGTGCGGGTGGCGGCGACAGTGGCGGAAACGCCTCGGGCGGGTACAACCAGTTCGCAACAGGGGGCACGCAGACCGCTGGTGGCGTGCCTAGTACCTCCCCGGCAGACGCGGGAGCCGCCATGCAAGGTGGTCGTGCGGGGACGGGTATAGGCAGCAACCGGGGGCTTGGAGGCTACGCAGGCGGCGGTAACGGTGCGGGCGGTGGTCAACAAGGGCTCGGAGAAGACATCTACTCCGGCGGCGGCGGCGGTGGTTACTTCGGGGGAGGCGGCGGCCCGGTGGGTAATGGCAACGGGTTTGTCCGTTGCTCTGGTGGCGGCGGAAGCGGGTTCCGGAAGACCCCGGCCAAAGGCGCCACTGCGGTGGGGGCCGGCCAGAATCCGGCAAATCCTTCAGACGCGGAACGCAACGGTGCGGGTACTGGCGGCGCCCCCGGCACGGGCGGTGCCAACGGCCGCGTGGTCCTGATTGTGGAAGGGCAGGTGTACCGTTTCGGTTACACCGGCGGACTGCAATCGCTTACCATTCCATAACGGAGGCATCGCTTGTTCAAAATAGATTTGGCCGGCCTCACCGTGCTGGGATGGTTCGCGTCGCTTCCCCCGGATGTGGCCGAGCTGCCTCTCTCCCGTTTGGCGGATTTGGGGGACGGTACCGGGTTTTGGCCGATGGACCGGCAGGTGGTGGGATTCGACCCCCGTACCCACCGGCTGGCCGAACCGGTGCCTCAACCTGACGCGTTGCGCCGGGTGGTGGTGGTCCGCCCCACCCCCGTGCCGCTGCCCGCTGAGGAAGTAGCGGCGGAAGAGGTTGCCGAACTAAAACGGCGACAGGCAGAAGCCATCGCAGTGGTGAACCAAGACGCGGGCAAAGCCCGCGCACGGTTCATTACTGTGGCTATCGGACAGGAAGGGACATACATCGAAAAGGACCGTGAAGCGCGGGCCTTCCAGGCGGACCCGGCCCCCGATCCCGCCAGCTATCCTTATCTGTCGGCCGAGGCCGAGCATACGGGCCAAACGATTACGACGATTGCCGCACTAATTGTCGGCACCGCTGCGGCCTGGACACCCGTCAACGCCCAGATCGAAGGGCTGCGGCAGGGCGCCTTGAAAACTATCCGGGACGCAAGCACTCCTGCGGCCGTGGCCACTGTCTTCCCGATCGACTGGCCGGCCCCCTGATGGGCATGGACCGCTTCATCCAGAATATGCTGGTGGCGGTGGATAAACTATTGGAAACCCGCTGGCCGGCGGGGCACCCGACGAAACAATGTCCAACCGCTTGGACAAGGCTCGGCGACTATGGCTCCACCGTGGCGTGAATGACCGCGCCCCTGCGGTGGGCCGTGGCCGCGGTGTTCCGCATGCTGTTCGGTCCGCCGGACCACTCCACCGTATCCATCGAACCGGACGAAGGTGCCCGCGACCTGCTGCACCGATACGTCAACCTGATCCCCACCCCTTTCCCGGCCCGCCCCTGTGCGGGCCGCCTTCGTTTCAACCTCGACTAGGAACCCCCCATGCCCGAACAGTTCCTTCACGGAGTGGAAGTTGTCGAGATCGACAACGGCCCCCGCCCGATCCGCACCGTCAAATCTTCCATCATCGGCCTCGTCGGCACCGCCCCGCAGGCGGACGCCACTGCCTTTCCGCTGAACACGCCGGTCCTCGTCGCCGGCTCCCGCGCGCAGGCGGCCAAGCTGGGCGACACCGGCACCCTGCCGGCGGCCGTCGACGGCATCTTCGACCAAGCCGGCGCCATGGTGGTGGTGATCCGCGTGGCGGAGGGGACCGGGGCGGACGACTCCGCCAAGGCCTCCGCCACGCTGGCCAACGTCCTGGGTGGGGTGGACGGCGCCACCGGCGCCTACGAGGGCGTCCACGCGCTGCTCGCCGCCCGCACGGTGCTGGGGCTGACCCCGCGCATCCTCTGCGCGCCGGGCTTCACCCACCAGCGCACGGTGGGCGGCGTCACCGGCATCGCCGTGGCGGCGGGCGGCAGCGGCTACACGGCCGGCACCACCACCGTCGCCATCACCGGCAACGGCACCGGGGCGGAGGCCACGGTCACCGTGCTGGACGGCGCCGTCACCGGCATCACCGTCACCAAGCCGGGGCGCGGCTACACCAACGCCAGCGCCACCGTCACCGGGGCCGGCAGCGGCGCCACCGCCACCGTCAACCTCGGTGACGTGGCCAACGCGGTGGTCGCCGAACTGCTCGGCATCGCCGAGCGCACCCGCGCCGTCATCATCGCCGACGGCCCCGGCAGCACGGACGAGGCGGCGGTCGCCTACCGCGGCGACTGGGGCTCGCCGCGCGTGTTCGTGGTGGATCCCTGGGGGCTGGTGACGGCCGACGGCGTCCCCGCCGCCGAGCCGCTGTCGGCCCGCGTCGCCGGGCTGATCGCCCGGATGGACAACGACCGGGGCTTCTGGTGGAGCCCGTCCAACCAGACCATCAACGGCATCGTCGGCACCTCGCGCGCGGTGGACTTCATCCTGGGCGACGCGAACTGCCGGGCCAACTACCTCAACGAGCACGAGGTCGCCACGGTCATCCGCGAGGACGGCTTCCGCCTGTGGGGCAACCGCAGCTGCTCGTCGGATCCCAAATGGGCCTTCCTGTCGGTCCGCCGCACGGCCGACATGATCAACGACAGCCTTCAGCGGGCGCATCTGTGGGCGGTCGACCGCAACATCACCCGCACCTACCTGGAGGACGTGACCGAGGGCGTCAACGCCTACCTCCGCAGCCTCACCGCGCAGGGCGCCATCCTGGGCGGCCGCTGCTGGCCCGACCCCGACCTCAACAGCGCGGCCAACATCGCGCAGGGCAAGGTCTTCTTCAACTTCGACTTCACCCCGCCGTACCCGGCCGAGCACATCACCTTCCGCTCGCATCTGGTGAACGACTACATCGCGGAGATCCTGTAATGGCCATTCAATTTCCCCGCGTCCTGAAGAACATGAGCCTGTTCGTCGACGGTTCCGGCTACGCCGGCCGCGTGGACGTGCTGACGCTTCCCAAGCTGGTCCTCAAGACCGCCGAGCACAGGGCGGGCGGCATGGACATGACGGTCCTGCTGGACATGGGCATGGAGAAGCTCGAAGCCATTCTGAAGCTGTCCGATTTCGATCCGGATCTGTTCCGGTCCTTCGGCCTGCTCGACACCGTCGGCATCCCCGTCACCCTGCGTGGCGCCTTCCAGGCCCAGGGGAGCGCCGAAGTCTCCTCCGTGGTCGTCAGCCTGCGCGGCGGCTGGGTGGAGATGGACGCGGGCGAGTGGAAGATGGGGGGCGAGAAATCCACCCTCACCGTCAAGATGGCCGTCCGCTACTACAAGCTGACGATGAACGGCGACGATCTCGTGGAGATCGACGCCGTCAACATGGTGCGCACCATCGGCGGCATCGACCAGCTCGCCGTCCAGCGGGCCGCCATCGGCCTCTGACCGGCCCACCCCTATCCCAGCACTCCAGCATTGATGGCACGGGCCGGCGGGGCGCGACGCCCCGGACGGCTCGTGCCGTTTTTTCACACGGCAATCGGAAAGGACGGATCAGGACATGGACAACGCGCAGATCATCGGGCCGCGCCGGCTGGCGCTGGCGGCGCCCTTCACGGTCAACGGCCTGGAGGTTTCGGAACTCACCCTGCGGCGCCCCAAGGTCGCGGATCTGCGGCGCATGGACGCCGTGAAGGGCGGCGACCTCGCCAAGACGCTGTGGATGATCGGCCAGCTCGCCGGCCTGTCGCCCCAGGAGGTCGACGAGATCGACGCCGGGGATCTGGAGGCCATCGCGGAGGTGGTGGCGGGTTTTACCGGGAAGGGGCGGGACTAGCCCCCGACGCCCTGTGGGCGGCGATGGCCGATCTGGCCGCTGTCTTTCATTGGCCCCCGTCCGAAATGGACGGAATGGATCCGGCGGAACTCCTGCGCTGGCACGAGCTGGCGCGGGAACGCGGATCCGTGAGCGGAGGCAACCGTGGCTGAACAGAACCTCACCCTCAGCGGCGCCTCCGAGGTGAGCCGGCTGACGGAAACCTTCGCGTCGATGAGACGGACGGTGGACGCGCTGACGGAGCCCTTCGCCCGGCTGTCCCAGTCCGTGGCGAGGCTGGAAGACGGTGGCGCCGCCGTCGTCACGCTGGGAACCCATTTCAAGACGCTGGGCGGCCACATCCAGACGGTCAACGGCCATGTCTCCACCCTGCGCGGCGCCCTCGTCGGCATGGGAACGAAGGGCTTCTCCTTCCTGCTGGAGGGGGCCGCCAACGTCGTCGAGGCCTCGGCGGAGTTCGAGCGATACAAGACCATCCTCACCAACGTCACCGGGTCGCAGGACAAGGCCCAGGCGTCGATGGATTGGCTGTCAGATTTTGCGAAACAGACGCCCTACGATCTGAAGGCCGCAGCGGAAGCCTTCGTGTCGCTGAAGCTTCAGGGCATCGATCCGATGAGCGGCACCTTGCAGAAGCTGGGCGACGCCTCCTCCGCGCTCGGCAAGCCGTTGAAGGAGACCGTGGCGGCGTTCTCGAACGGTCTTTCGGGCAACATGGACGGCTTGAAGTCGTTCGGCGTCACGTCCAAGACCAAGGGCGACACGGTCACCCTGAGCTTCACCGACAAGGACGGGGTGGAGAAGACGCTCAAGGCGGCCAAGACCGACGCCGAGGCGTTGCAGAAGGCCATGCTCGGCGTCTTCGAGGCCAAGGGCTTCGACGGCGCGATGGGCCGGATGTCGGACACCTGGGACGGGATGTGGGAACGGTTTCAGGAAAGCATATCCGATTTCTGGGGGATGATCGGCGACGCCGGCGTCTTCGAAACCCTGAAGGGCAAGCTCAAGACCATCCTGGAGTTGATCGAAGGTTGGCAGGACAACGATAAGCTCAATGCCTGGCTCAAGCAGACCGCCAAAGACTTCGACGAAACCCTCAACGGCATCGAAACCTGGCTGCGCGGCGTCGATTGGACCAAGGCCTGGACGGATCTCTCCGACAGCGTCACCAAGGCCGTCACCACGCTGAAGAGCGCCGTCGACGCCGTGGGCGGATGGGAGCGCGCGGCCGTCATCCTGATGGTGGTGATGAACGGCTCGCTGATTGCATCCGTGATCAACCTGGGCGTGGCCCTGGGCGGGGTGGCGTTCGGGATCGGACGGATCGCCCTGGGCATGGTCACCCTCGCGGGCGGGGGCGTCGTGTCGCTGGCCGCCGCCTTCGTGCGGTTGAACGCCGCCATGGCGGTCAGTGCGGGGCGGATGGCGGTGATGATGTTCGCGCCACTGGTCAAGTACATCGGGGATGTCGTCTTCGCCCTGCGCGCCGGTTACGGCGCCATGACCGCGTTCAATCTCGCGATGGCGGTCAACCCGATGGGTATGGTCATCGCCGGCCTGGTGGCTTTGATCGCCGGGGCGGTGCTGCTCTACCAGAACTGGGACGGGATCGCCGGGTGGTTCTCGGGGCTGTGGGAATCGGTGCGCGCGGCCTTCGACGAGGGATTTGTCCAGGGGGTCCTGGCCCTGCTCACCACCTTCTCTCCCGTGGCGCTGGTGGCGCGGGCGGTGAACGACCTCATCGCCTATTTCACCGGGGTGGACCTCTACGCCGTCGGCGTGGACTGGATCGGTGGCTTTCTCGACGGGTTCAAGGGGGAATGGGAGAGCGTGAAGCTCTTCATGGCGAAGGCGATGGCCGATCTCACCGGTTGGATGCCCGAATGGGCCAGGGAAAAGCTCGGCATCACGATACCCAAGGCGGAACCGGAAGGCCCGGCCGGCGCTCCGGTGGCTTCGCTGAGCGAGGAGCGGGCGGCGCGGCAGGCCAGGAGGCTGGCCTCCGCCGCGTTGGTGGCCGGCGCCGTCGCCGCCGTGCCGGCGGCGGCCTCGCCATCGGCCGTCCAGGCGGTGGCGAACCCGATCCCGGTCGTCCTGCCGCTGCCGGGGGTGGAGGCGGTGGCCCAAGCGGGGCAGGTCCAGACCATGCCTTCGGCTTCGACCATGGCTCCGCCCTGGAAACCGACGTTCCAGCCCGGCGCCTCCCCATCGTTGTCGGCAAAGGCGGCGGGTTTCGCGGGCGGCGGTGGCGGGACGGGCTCCGGCATGGCGTCATCGCCCTTCGCCGCGCCGGGCCGCGCGTCCGGGGCGATCCACGCCCCCGTCACGGTGTCGATCACCGTCAACGGCGTGGCGGAACTGGACGTCCTCCGGCAGGAGGCGGAAGGCGCCGTCCGCCGCGCGCTCGACGAGTGGACGGCCCGCCAGCAATCGGACGCCGATGCGTCCTTGTACGATCCTTATTGACGGAGGCCGGCGGTGGCGGAACGCATCATGTTGGGTTTGGGGGATTTCCGTTTCGAGGTAGGCACCGCCGCGTATCAGGCGATGCAGCGGAACCAGCTTTTCCGGTGGGCGAAGCAGGACCGGATCGGCCGCTTGCCGGCCCTCCAGTTCACCGGCCCGGATCTGCAGACCGTGACCTTGAACGGCGTGATCTTCCCGGCCTTTTCGGGAGGGCTGGGCCAGATCCCCGCCATGCGGGAGATGGCCGCCCGAGGCGAGCCGCTGGAGTTGGTGGCCGGCACCGGTGCGGTGCTGGGCCTCTGGTGCATCCTGAAAGTGGAGGAAAAGCAGGGGGAGTTCCTGGGCGACGGCCGCCCCCGGCAGGTGGACTTTACGCTGGAACTCCAGGAATACGGGGACGACGCCCCGCCCGGCGCCCCGTCCGAAGACCGAATCCGATGACCGAACGCGTGGAGGATCAGCGATGGCGTTTCAATACGTGACCAAGGCGGGCGACGTGGCGGACTGGATCGCCTGGAAACAGTACGGTACCCGGTCCGGCGCCACGGAGGCCTTGCTGGACACCAACCCCGGTCTGGCCGACGCGGGGACCACGCTTCCCGCCGGGCTGACCATCACGCTGCCGGATCTTCCGGCGGCACCGGCGCGGGCGACGATCCGGATTTGGGGGTGATCCATGCGGCCAGTCTTCCGGTTGCTGGCGGGCGGGGTGGACATCACCGCCAACATCCAGGACCGCCTGCTGTCCCTGACCTACAAGGACGAGGCGGAAACCAAATCCGACAGCCTTTCCATCAAGCTCGACGACCGGCCGGACCGCGAGACCGGCGCCCATGTCGCCCTGCCGGTGGTGGGGACCAGGCTGGACCTTTCCCTGGGCTACGCGGAGACCGGTCTGGTCGCCATGGGGGCCTTCACCGTGGACGAGATCAAGCACAGCGGCCCCACGGCCGTGCTGGAGGTGGGCGCCAAGGCGGCGGACATGGCCGGGCCGTTCCGCTCCCCCACCTGCAAATCCTGGGACGGCACCACGCTCGGCGCCATCGCCCAGGAGATCGCCGAGTCCCATGGCTACACGGCCAAGACCGATCCGAAACTGGGCGCCGTGCGGGTGGAGCACGAGGACCAGACCAACGAAAGCCCAATGGCCTTCCTGAACCGTCTGGCGGCCAAGCACGACGGCATCGCCAAGCCGGTCAACGGATTCCTGGTGCTGGCCCCGAAGGGAACAGCCAAATCCGTGACCGGGCAGTCCTTGCCGGCCCTGTCCCTGCGCCCGGAGCGGCTCTCCACTTGGCAGATCAGCTACTCTGCCCGCAAGGAGGCGGGGGAGGCCGCCAAGACCGAGACCCCCGCCGCCGGCAGTGGGGGAGGGGTGCGGACCGCCTATTGGGACAAGGACGCGGCCCGCATGGTGGAGGTGACGGAGGGTGGCCCGCCCTACCAGAACACCCGCTTCGCCTGCGCCGACGCCAAGGCCGCCAAGGCCGAGGCGGCGACCGTGAAGAACGGGCAGGACCGGCAGAAGGCCAAGCTCACCATCGCCTGCATCGGGGATCCCGCCTTCCAGGCCGAGCAGCGGCTGACCCTCGCCGGCTTCCGGCCCGGCCTGCCCACGGATTGGCGGGTGACCAAGGTCGAGCACAAGCTGGAGAAGGGCGGCTACTCCTGCGCCATCGAAGCCGAAGCCTTTCATGAAAATCAAGCCGACGTGGCCAGCAAAAGCCGGGAATGACCCGGATGGCGGCGTCGCGCGGCCCCGGCCGGCTCCCTTTGCAACGAGGCGCCGCGCCGCGCCGTCCAGGAGTTCACGATGGACAACAGAAGCGCCTTTCTCGAACTCGCGGTGAACGGGGCGGTCGCCTCCTTCGGCGCCATGGCCAATTACCTCTACGCCCACATCGCCAAGAACGTGCCGCTCAACTGGCTGCGTTTCCTGAGCACCATCGGGCTCGGGTTCTTCATCGGGCAGGTCGTCGGCGATTTCCTGCCGACGGACTTCGCTTACCGGGACGGAACCCTGCTGATCGCGGGGTTCTCCGTCTATCCGCTGTTGCAAATCCTCGAAATCAAGGGCGTGGAGTTCGTGGGCCGGCATCTGGGCGTCGGCCCGCTGACCGCCCCCTCCGCCCGCAAGCGCAAGGACGGCTCCAATGCCTGACATCGCCAAGCTGAAGGCGGATCTGATCCGCGACGAAGACCTGCGGCTGAAGCCCTACCGCTGCACCGCCGGGAAGATCACCATCGGGGTGGGCCGGAACCTCGACGACGTGGGCGTCACCAAGGCCGAGGCGCTGATTCTTCTCGACAACGACGTGGCCCGTGTCACCGCCGATCTCGACCGGACTCTGCCGTGGTGGCGGAAATTGGACGAGCCGCGCCGCCGCGCCCTGGCGAACATGGCCTTCAACCTGGGCATCGACCGTCTGCGCGGGTTCCGCAAGATGCTGACCGCCCTGGAGGCCGGGGATTACGCCCGCGCGGCGGCGGAGGCGCAGGACAGCCTGTGGGCCTCCCAGGTCGGGGGCCGTACCGCCCGCATCGTCCAGACGTTCCGCAGCGGCGTGTGACGCCGCCATCCCTCATCCAATGCGAAAAAGAAAGGAGCAAGCATGCCGCTCAACGTCATCCTGCGCGCCTTGTCGCAGCCCTCGACCTACGCCGGGCTGTCCGGCGTGGCCGGCGCCGTGGGGCTGTCGGCCCCGGAGTTCCAGGCCGTCGCCTCGCTGCTGGCGGCCCTGTTCGGCGTCGCCGCCATGGTCCTGAACGAGCGGGGCACTTGAGCCGCCCCGTGCCTTACCGATTCCCCCTGCCCCCGGCGCTTCGGCGCCGGGGGCTTTTTGCGTTCCGTCCCCGCGCTGGAACCCGATCGGAACTCCGCCGTTTCACAGGCGCGGGGAATGCGGATATCGTGCAGGCTCCGTTTCGTCGAGACCGCTGCCGAGGTGCCGTTTTGGGTTGGATCGTCAAAACGCTGGTGTTGTGCTTCGTGGTCGGCTTCATCCTGTCGGTCCTGCGGATCGACCCGGCCAGCATCCTCACCAACAGCTGGGAAACCATCAAGGACATCGTCGATCTGATGCTCGACGCCGGGCACTGGGCGCTGCCCTACATCCTGGTCGGCGCGGTGATCGTCGTTCCCTTGTCGGTGATCGGCGCCTTGCTGCGCTGGTCGCGCTCGCGGCCCCGCTCCTGATCCTTCCCTCCGGGCAAAAAAATAGGAGGCCCGTTTCCGGGCCTCCCAACGAAACAGGGAGGGTATAAGAGACAAGCCAAGGAATAGGCCTGTTCCGGACGTCTTGCCTTGATCCACATCAATGGTGCGCGAAGAGAGGCGATCCGGACAGAAAAAAACCGGAGACATCCAGGGATGCTCCGGTTCAGTGAATACAGGGAGGGTTAGAGATGGCGAAACCCTAACCGAACCGCATAAGCCTTTCGTTGATCTGCATCAAATTAAGCGAAAATTCTTTGCTTCCCGTC